GGAGGTGTAAGATGAGAGCTCTGCCGACCGAGCAGTATCTAGCGTCTCTGAGCGCTGCAGCTGCCGATCGGTTGGCCCGGAGCGTACGGCGAGAGCGTCTTGGCTCCACGGAAGACTTAGGTACTCCACTCGCAGACGAGGGCGACGACACCGAAGCAGGCTGTGCGCAGCTTTTCGGTGAATTCAGTGCCTTCGTTGATCCGCAGAGTGTTGACTTTATGCGTGAAGTCGAGATTGATCAGAGGTCGCATGCGGGCCCGTGGTCTCCCAAAACTCCTTACTTCGAGGAGATTGATGGTCAAGACCTACGCGCTAACGTGCACAAGTACTTTGATCACCACAAGACCGACTGGGTGACGACCCATATGCGTGTCGCGCTGGATAAAGTTCGGGCTCTGGTGCCGTCGAGGTTACATTTAGCCACAGTGGCTACCGCAGAGAGGAACATGCCTAAGGGGACGAACGTAGGAGCTCCCTTCTTTTCAGCCGACAGTGTATATAGAGAGGGAGTGTTCGATCTCATGAGACGAGCGATTTCGTCACCAGAGTGGCGAAATGACCCATGTGTGTTATTCAGAAGAACACAGCAAAGAGGCCCTGGACTATATCCAAAACAGAGGCCGGTATGGGGGTACCCACACTGGATTCCTGAAGGTATAGTGCAAGATCCACTCCTGACTGCGTTGAGGAAGGATCGTAGCTTCTCAGCGTGGAATAGCCTGGCTGAGGTAGCAGAGGTGGTGACTGCGGCCTTTAAGATCGGGAAGCCTATACACTCGGTGGACTTCTCAGGGTACGACGCTTCAATGCCTGGAGACCTCATCAGGCAAGTGTTCGACCTAATAAGATCATGGTTCAGTCGCGAGGCAGGGTGGTTGATCACGAAGTTGGGTGAGACATTCAGCTCAATCGGCATTGTGACACCTGAAGGACTTCTTGTTGACCGTGACGGTGGAGTGCCTTCCGGCTCCGGACTCACTAATATGGTGGACTCACTGGCTCAGCTAATTCTGATGCACTATGCAGCCTCCTACTTTGGTACGGAAGTAGTGCTAATCCTCGTTCAAGGGGACGATGGAGTGGTAGTGTTTAAGGATGAAATTGATCCGACTAGTCTATCAGGTCTATTCAAGGATCACTTCGGCATGAGAATCTCAGATGAGAAAGGAAATTACTCTAAAGAATATGTGTCTGTTCTTCAGGATACATATTATAAGGGTTACGTGGTTAATGATGTTAACCCCGGTGTCCGATCTCTCTGGCGGACCATCGCGCATGCTGCACGTCTTGAACGTTGGCATACGAGGTGGAAAGCGGAAGATAATACGTTCCGCTGGTGGCAGCAGTTTAATAACTGCAGTTTCCACCCGAAGTTTGAGCGGGGAGTGGAATTCCTATATGATCGAGATTCGTACTCTCGGCAGTTCACGTACGAACAGCTCTTGAAGAGAGCTGGTGGACTGGAGAAGGTCCAAAGCGCTTTACGGGAACCTTCTTTCCCTTATGGGAAGACTCCGATAAGTAGGCTTCAACATAGCAGGGTTTACCAGGTTATGGAGAAGCTTCGGAGTGG